CGGAACGCACGAGTCTGCGTTACCGACTGGCTCCCAGCGGCGGCAGTGATTGCAATCTCGTCGAACAAGAAATAGGTCGTGCCGTCGTAGAGCCACAGCCGCACCATCGTCGCACTCGACACGGTGCCGGTCATTTGTACGACCACCTCGTTGATTCGCGTCCCTGCCAACACGCCAGTGATGACGACGGCGACGGACGACGGAGAGGTGTAGCCGGTGTCCGCGGTTCCCGTGAGGGCGACGGCACCGATGCGAGGCGATCCGGCGAAGTTGAACGACGTTGCCATGTGGTCCCTTTCAGCGCGCGAAGCGATAGATGGCAAGGTTGATCCCGCCGGCCTGTGCCGCGGTGAGCGATGCGGTGCCCGTTGGCCCGGTCGGGCCGACCTGCCCCTGGCTGCCGGCCACGCCGGCAGCGCCCTGGATTCCTTGGGGGCCCGTGGGTCCCGTGGCGCCAGCCGCCCCCGCACTCCCGGCGGCGCCGGCCACGCCTTGGATTCCCTGGGGTCCGGTGGGACCGGTCGGGCCGACCTGCCCCTGGCTGCCAGCCACGCCAGCATCGCCCTGGATGCCTTGGGGGCCCGTGGGCCCAGTGGAACCCATGGCTGCCGCGGCCCCGGCCGGCCCAGTCGGGCCGCGGAGCGACACGCCAGCCGGCCACCCCATCACTCCCTTGGGACCGTAGAGGTCACGGGCCGCGCGATCGAGCCACCAGTCGCCAGCGCCGCCCACGCCAGCCGCCGGAGCACCCTCCCCGCCGAGGATCGCCGCCGCCTGGCCGGCCGGCCCAGCGGGGCCAGACGGGCCCGTACTGCCCACGCCGGCCGGTCCGGTGGCTCCGCCGCTGCCCTGGACACCCTGGGGCCCAGTCGGACCACGCTGACCCGACGCCAGCATCATCCGGTAGACCCATGCCCCGTTGACGCGCTCGTAGAGGGTGCCCGTCGTCAGGTCGATGGCGAGATCGCCCGCCACACCGAAGCCGCTCGGCGGCATACCCTCAAAGGGATAGACATGCGTGCCGTCGATGCCGGCCGGACCACGGGGTCCGGTCGCGCCGGTGGTCGGAGCCCATGACGACCCGTCCCAGCCCAGCACTGAACCGGTGGGTGGCACGACAGCCGACACCGGCCGGCCTTGGATGGCCGTGGCGTTTCCCGAGGTGGCGGTCGTGGAAAAAAGCGGCATCAGGGATCCCCCAGCTCACCACCAGCATCCCCACCACCCACCGGCCCGGAGTAGACGGCCGTGCCCCATGGGCCCCACGGTCCGTACCAGCCGTCGCCGCATTTCACGCCGCGCCAGCGCATCCGTGCCCGATACCATCCTGTGGCCGCTGCCGTGTGCACCGTGGCCGCGGTCGCCGATTGGGCGGTGATGGTCGCCACGGTGCTCCACCCTGCATCCGACGCCGGCGGCGCCACGCCGGCGGCATACTGGACCTCGATGTCGTACTGGCTGGCGACGACCAGGCCGCCCTCGGTTTCGGTCGCCCCGGGAGCCGCGAACGTGGGCGTGATCCCCGACGAGAGTGCCGCCGTGAGCGGATACGGCTCGCCCAACTTCGTCGTCCGCGCCCACGGGCTCCAAGGAGTCGGCCGACCATTGGGGAAGATGGCTCGGATCCGCACGTAGTAGTCCACGCCGCCGAGCTGCGCGTCGTATCCGACGATCAGCCGTGGACTCGTGGCGCCCACGATCGTTGTTGGTGAGGCCGTGGTGCCGGTGGCCCACTGGAGTTCGTAGGACTCGGCGCCGGCGTATTCGGGCCAACTGGCCTGCACGCCCTGGCACCGGGCGATCGACGGCGCCGCCGGCGGGTCGGGAGTTTTCGCGGGCACTCGCAGCCCGAGCACGCCCCTCATGCGACGTCTCCTGCCACGAGCCACTCGTTGACCGACAGCTTCACCAGGCTGGCCGCAGAGTGGAGGTCGCGGAGCTGCGTGCCGACGCCACGGATCGTGACGCCAGTGGCTCCGGTCACCAGCACCGTGGCCGATCCAAGCCGCGCCAGATCGACATGCACCGTGTCGGCGAAAGCGACGTCGGCATCGGCTGGCACCGTCAGCCGGATGGCCACTCCGCTAGCTCCGCTGGCCACGACGATCCGGCCAGCGTCCGCCGCCACCAGCGTGTAGCTGCCGGTGATGACCCGTTTGCCGCCGGCATCAGCGAACGACCCCGCCGGTCCGGTTGGTCCGGTCACCGTGGACGCCGGTCCGACGCTCCCGGCCGGCCCGGTGGGCCCCGGGACGGTGGACGCGGGACCGGTGGGGCCCGGCACGCTCGAGGCTGGCCCGGCCGGCCCGGTCACTGTGGAAGCCGGCCCGGCCGGTCCGGTCGGACCCGCCGGCCCCGACTGGAGCTGCATCCCCGCCCCCCAATCGCCGCTCGCCTTCGGCCCGTAGAGCACGCCGCTGGTGGTGAGGGCGTAGTCGCCGCTCCGGCCGAGCACCGAGTCGGGGGCACCTGAGCAGCGGAGGATCCGCTGGCCATCCCAGCCGGCCGGCCCGGTCGCCCCGGTGGTTCCAGATTGCGGACCCCATGCCGCACCGTCCCACGCCAGCACCGACCCGGTGGGAGGCACTGACGCCGACACGGCGCGGCCCTGGAGGGCCGTCGCGTTGCCGGACGTCGCGCTGGTGGAAAATAGCGGCATCAGGCGCGGCTCACGGGGAAGGCGGTGATCCGCCGCAAAATCTCGAATGGGTCGGCCCACGACCACACGGCTTGATTGCCGGAGTGGCTGCCGACCATGTAGCGGATCGTCTGGCCGGCGTCCGTCACCTCGATCGTGTCGCCACGCTGCGGCTCGGGCTGGTAGTCGGCCTTGGCGATGTAGAACGTGGCCGTCCGCAGCGTGACCACGGCGCCGCTGGCATCGACCGAGTCGGCCGAGCGCTGCGTCATGGTGGCCTGGCAGGGAAACGTCACGAGCGACCCTGCCGGCCGGTACGCCACGGCCGAAGCCACCGCGGCGCGCCGGGTGGCCTCGAACTCGGCGGCGGCGGCTCGAAACTGATCCACGGCGTCCCTTCCATTCCGGAGGCCGGAGTCGAACCGGCATCGCCGGGGCATGAACCCGGCATGTTGCCCCTACACCACTCCGGGCCAGAGCCCTGCCGGCGGACACCGATCGTGCCGCGCCGGCAGGGCGCCACCCTTGCGCGTCAGCGGTTGAGCCACACGTCCACGGTGTTGTCGGTCGCGGTCGCTGCGGCGAAGCACTTGCCAGCCTTGAATCCCGTCACGCCGGTGACGGCCTGGCTGTTGGAGAAATACACGTCCTCGCCCTGGCCGACCGCGGTGCCGGCGCCGGTGGGCTTGGGCAGCTTGGCCACGCAGTTCACGGACAGGTTACCGAGCGTGTTTGCAGGGATCGGCACCACCGCCACGCCCAGCGTCTTGCCGACGGCCACGATGGCGCCAGCGGCGACGTCGCTGGCGGGCGTGTACGGCATCAGCTCGCCGCCCTGCACGATGTTGGAAACGGGATCGGGCATCTGTTGCTCCTCGGAAGCGGAAAGGGGACAGGAAACTGGATGCGAAAACCACCGGCTCCGGGGTCAGCCGCCTGGAGCGGATGACCCCGGAGCCACCACCAAGATCACGCGATGGCCATGCGATAGCAGGCCACGTCTTCCGCCTGCCCGACGCCGAAGTCATAGGTGCCCACCAGCCCGATCGCCCCGGGCACGAACGGATCGGGCTTGACCTGCTCGATCATCGGCACTTGCTGGCCGCCAAGGAACGCCACTTCCACCATTGGGAAATCGGCAGGATCGGTCGCGAGCCACCACGTCGTCCCGGATCCGAGCTGAGTTCCAGCCGCGTTCTTCACGTTCGACAGGTACGGGCTCGTCACCACCTCGTATTCGCCGGCCAGCACGTTGCTCTGGGGCTCGCGAGCTCCCGACGCCTTCGTCCCGTCGCCGGTGATGACCTGCTGGGAGTTCATCAGCCTCTTGGCCAAGATATGCAACGCCGGGGGCACGAGCAGCATCGTCGGGCGAGCGCCAAGCGGCTTGCCGTCGGTGTCCTGCATTTCCATGTACGCCGCCACGGCCGTCTCGAGACTCGTCAACGAAAGGGCATTGCCAGCGGCCGGATTCGCCCCGCGGTAGTACGAAGCGTTTCCGGAAAGGAACGTGGACCACACCAGTTCGTTGAGGGCCAGGGCACCGCCACGGCCGACACGATTCTGGAGGCCGGCCAACGCCGACATGTCATCGTTGATGATCTGCTCCCTAGTAAGCGTCGTGCCGATGCCGTACGGGAAGGCACTCACCTCACGCGAGCTGTCACCTGCGGCGACCATCTTGACCTCGCCGTTGGGCCCGAGCCGCGCGAACTGCATCGAGCCATTAATCCGGTATCGCTTCGACGGCTTGAAGTCGTTAACGTTCGACGTGGTGGCAATCCTCCGCCACGACTGATCCACGTTCATGAACCCCGCGAGCAGCATCTTGTTGGCCACGTTCTCGAAAATCTTCGAGAGCGAATGGACCGCGAACGCCGCCGCCACGATTTCCACGACCGTGTGCTTGTTGACCCGCTGATGCGTGCAACCCGCTTGGTTGGCGGCCTGCACCAGCACCGTCTCCAGGCTCACGTCCCGGGCCGACTTGTCGGCAGCCTCCAGCACCCGCTCGGGATAGGCCTTGTCCCAACCGCGGAGGCCGGCGATCCGAGCCAGGCTGGCCTCCAGCACCAGCTCGCGGCTCGGGGCCTCGGCGGCAGTGACGTCGATGCCGCCCTCCCGACCGACACGCACCTCGGCGAGCGCCAGCCGCTTTTCCATGTCGGCGGTCCGCTTCGCCCAGTCGTCGCGAGCACTGGCCAACTCCCTGCGGAGCGAGGCAACGACATCCGGACTGCCGTCGCCCAGGCTGCCGCCGTCGCCCCCGTGGGCCTTGACGCTGACCTCGCCGGCCGGAGCACCGGCCGCCGGAGCCGCAGACTGCGCCGGCGTCTGCGGAGCCGCGGGCCCAGCGTTCGCGTTCACCACCGTTTCGCCACCCTCACCCTTGCCGTTCGGCTCGTTCATCAGCACCCCCCTTTTCACCTCCGCGGTGATAGCGGCCGACGTAGACGAGTCGGCACCGATCCGAGTGATCGAAAGCTCGCGGATTTTCGCTCCGCGGACGACGGAAATCGGGCCGACGAACTCCCGCCCGTTGATCGCGATGGAGTCGCCTGCCCGCACCTGCTCCACGGGTCGCGCGGACCGCGCCCCGATCGAGAGTTGCCACCGGTATCCCTTTGAGCCCATCCGCACCACGTTCCGCGCGATGTAGCTGTCGTCGTTGAGCACTTCGCCACTGGCGTACAGCTCGCGGCCGTCGGTGGTGAGCGACGTGGTTTGGCCGAGCAGCGTGTCGGTGCCGACGTCGCGCGGGTTGGCCTCGCCGTTCTGCTTCTGGTGTTCGTACTGGAGTGGCACCACCTGGTCGGTCAGGTCGATCGACTCCAGATCGACCACCACAGGGAACTTGCTCCAGCTCTGCGAAATCGCCCCGCCGCCGTAAGCTCGGGCCGAGCGAAATACGCCGATGGCCCGCGGTGCGGCATCGACCGCCTCGGCGTCCAACGCCTCGACGACCACCTCGCACCGCATCACCACTGCATCAGGATCGTTCATTCGGCTTGCTCTCGGAGGTTCATCCCGCTGTCCAATTCGGCATCGAAGCAGTCGAAATCGTCGTGGATCGACTCCATGAATGGCCCTCGCACTCGGCGAAACACCTTCATGCCCGATTGGTGTGCGGAACCCTCCCTTCCTCGCTGGCGGAGTGGTTCTGTCCCGGCATCGCCGGATGACCGGCACGCATCTCGGCGATCATCCGCTCCTCGGTGGAGAGGTTGCGGAAAATCTTCATCCAGTCGCGGCCGCCACGAGTGGATTCGTCGCGGCGGCAGGTCAGCCCGGCCTCCAACAAGATCTTGGCGGCGTTGGCCTCGGTTTCGGGGTCGATGCTCTTGCGCTCGCCCCAGCCCCACGTCCATCGCCACGTGCTCACCGGCGGCAGGCCGTCGAGGTGGTCGGACGAGGGGAGCACGGTGTATTCGTCCCAGTAGGCCCGTTGCGCCGGGTCGAGCCACACGCGCGACACGTCGGCGCGGAGGCTGTCGATCCAGGCGTGATAGACGAGGTAGTCGCCGCGCATCGACGAGTAGCTGGCCTGGCTCGCGTCGAGGGCCGCCACGATGTACGGCATATTGAGGCAGCGGGCGATGGCGTTGATGAGCACGCGCGAAAACTCGGCGTGAGTCGTCGTCGGGTGCGCCGCGTTCATCTGCCCGAGCTTCCATCCGGCCGGCAGTTGAAGGAGCTGGCCGCGGACGATCGGCAGAGTGTCGAGCGGAGCAATCGGCGGCTCTGCCTGGCCGTCGGCGGTCGGCGGCAGCGTCGTCTCGAGCACGCCGGCCAGCGATGCCGCCATTTCGCACGCGGTCACCGTGGCCATCGTCCACCGGCGATGCAGCCCAAACAGCTCCAGCGCGGCCACCAGCTCGCCGACGCCGCGATGCTGGCCGGGTCGCGTCAAGTTGGCCCAATAGAGCACCTGGTCGGCCGGCACCCAGCGGCCAGTGTTGGCCGGGATGAAGGCCAGAGCCCCGGGATGGTGACGGAGGACATGCCACGCCACCTTGTTGCCCTGGGCGTCAGTCCGCAGGCCATCCACGCGGCCGATTTCGTTGAACGGGAGCGGGTCCGCAATCTGATCCGTCTCGATGAGGCGGATATCGAGCAGGACGCCGTCGCGGGGGAAGGTGGCGTTGTTGAACAGGAGCCCGAACGCTTCGCCATCGACCGCCCGGGCCCGCCGAGCGAGCCGCACCTTCTCGGTCATGCCGATGCGCTGGTGCCAGTCCCACGTGTCGTTTTCGATGCGCTCGATCCGGGGGTCGTCGGCCTCGATCCCGGGGATTTCCAGTTGCAGCCTGGGGCCGTCGCCCACCAGATCGGTCTGGAGGGTGGACAGCATCCCTTGCAGCATCGGGTTGTTGTCAGCCTCCAATCGGCTCCGCTCGCGGAGCTTCTTCCGCACCCACGGGGACAGCGCCGCGTTGGCGTCGTGGGAATCGGCCGCTGACCAGTGGTCACGGTTGAGCGTCGTAGTCGTGGCGGCGTCGTACCGGGCCGACACCGTCGGCGGCGGCCGGGAAGGCCGCGGATCCGCGCCGACGTAGCTGACGAAGGACAGGCTCACTGGGCCGTCTCCCCCATCGCACTGCCGGGCCGGACCTGGGCGCGCCGCAGACACCCCCACGGATTGACGGCGGCCGACATGCTGGCCGCATCGGCCAGCGCCTTGGCGACGTCGGCGGGGTTGTGGTTCTCGATTTCATTCCCGTCGAACTTCGCGCGCTTCACCTTGCCGGCAGCGGTCTGAACCGCCGCCGCCATCTGCGCAAGTTCTTCCTGCGTGGCCATCGGTGCGGCTCCGGGGGCCCGCATAGTGTACCACGGTACACCACACGGGCGTTCACTGCCCGGCACGCGCGGCCATCAGAGCCAGCTCCTCACGGCGCTTCCGCAGGGCCGCCTCGTCCCACCGCTTGACCGGCTGCCGCGACCGGATCGGCTGCGCGCCAACACCGGAGATTCCAACGAATGACGCCGCCACCATCGCCCCAATGAGGCAGTCCCACCAGTGGTTATCTCGGCCCGGATGCTTCTTCCACTCGTCCACGGTTTTCTCGCGCGAGGCCGCGCGCTTGGCAAACTCGCTCGAGAAATGGTCGAGCAGGCAGTCGTGCGTCCCGCCGTGGATGGTCATGGCCTGGAGGTCGGCACGCGGCAGGCGGAGCCGGCTGGCAGCCAAACTCTTCCAGGCGTTGGTGTCGAACAGCAGATGCCGCAGCCGCTCGCGCGTCGTGGTCCGCCAGTTCGGCCCGGTCCGCTCGCCACGCTCGGCCTTGCGGTCGTTGAGCGCCCGGGTGGTCGCCCCGACGTAGGTGCCGTGGCTGGGCATGATGGCCGTGCCCCACTGGTTCCGTCGGCAGAAATCCCGGACGACGTTGGCGAGCTTGGCGTAGTTGGCATCGACGAGCATCGCCTGCACGCGGAGGGATCCCTGGCCATCCTCGCGCTGGTACTCGCGCCCCATGATCGTCGCGGCCACCTCACGGAGCCCCCAATCCACGCTCGCCTCCAACGATTGGCCGCTCTGCTTCTGGAGCGTTTTCTTGATTTCGCGGAGGGTGATGTACGCCCGCGGTTGCTCGGGAAACACGCCGTAGGCGACGACGTGGCCGCGGAGCTGCGGGCCCCACCCGCAGACCAGCCACCATAACGAGCTCTCCTGGACGTCGCAGAACGCCGTCAGCGTGTCGAGTCCAGCCGGCACCACCCACCGCGGCACGTCATCGACCACCTGGGACCGCAGCGCCGGAGCCGACAGCGACAGATCCTCGTCGGCTTCGCGGAGCGGCTGCTGCTGATATTCGGAGGCGAACGCTTCCGGGCCATCGTCGATGAGGATGTTGTAGGCGTGCTGGATGGCGCTGTGCTCGGAGTCGCGGTCGAAACACGTATCCCAACTGACGCGGCAGCCTTGGTCGGCCTCGTTCCGGTGGTCCAGGTAGAGCTGATTGCACGCTTGGATCGCCAGCCGTTTCTGCTCCGGGTCGTCCCGGGAGAAGCGACTGCGGACGTCGCGGTAGCGGCCGAGCCAGAAATCTTCGTGCCTGTCCGACCACTGCTTGACCATCGGGATCCGCCGCCCCTGAAAACTGGGGAACAGCGCCGGGTTGAGAAGCTGGTCGATCATGTCGTTTTCGGCGATCACGGTGCCGTTGACGACGCAGGCGATTTTTCGCGTGTGGCCGGAGAGCTGGAGGATCGAGCGGACGAGGATATCCAGCCGTTTCTTCACCTGGGCCGGCTGGTTGGCAGACTCTCTGGTCTGCGGATCGTCCACGATCACCAGATCCGGGCGCACCTGCTGGCCGGCAGGGGTTTTCTGCCGCAGTCCGAGAATGGACGCCGTTATGCCACGCGCGGCGATCACGGCGCCAGATGCCTTCGACCCCGGGATGGTCGGCAGAACGATTTTGTCCTTGTTCCACTGGATGTAGGTGGGATCGCCGTTGTAGGTCTGGCTGTGGCACCGCTGCGTTTTGCCCTCCAGGGCCCGGATCGGCAAACAGACTTCCGGGTAGTCAGCCGCCAGTAGGTCGTTTTCGGACAGCTCGAGTTTGATCGACTTGATGGAGTCCTTCCCAAGATCCGACTCCGCGGCGAACACTACGGTGAACCGGCGGTATCCGTTGAGCGCAGCGAAAATCGACGTATTTTCCGAAATCGTGGACTTGGCGAACCCCCTGTAGACAGCATTGACGTGGCGACCCGACTCACGGACCACCTGCTCCATGCTGGCGATCGTCTCCTCGTGGTCGCGCGAAAACGGTGACAGCCCAGTGGTGAATGGGAAGTACGTCGAGAGAAACAGCGGCAGGCTGGCGGCACAGGCCGCACGCCGCTCGGGGTTCTCCGGGTCCGGGATCGGATCGACCTCGGATCCCTCTGCCGTCCGCCTCCGGCTGCGCGCCACGTCGGCGGCTCGTTTCCGCTCGGCCTTGGCCAGCGGATCGACGCGCGGACGGCCTCGGCCACGTGGCGCCGCGGCCTCCTGCTTCGGCTTCGCTGGTAGTTTCCGCTTCGCCATGCTCTCGGCATCCAGCCGGGCATGGCGTCGTCGCCGCCAGCGCCAGCATGTCCGCGCCGCTGGCCATCCAGTCTATCAGGCTGGTGCGGAGTCTCGGCAGCGTGCCCCCCACACGCACCACACTTCATCGGCCGGTGCGAGCACGACCATCGCGCCGACGTTCTCGATGGCTTCGGCCCATCGCTTCCAGACCACGGTTGGACCGACGACGAAACGATCGTCCTCGATCCTGCCGGCATCGACCATGGCATCCTGGATGGCCTTGGCGATGTTGTCCCAGTCGCCGCGCGGAACAGCGTCCACCCCACGCGACGAGAGTTTTCCGGACTTCGTCCAGTGGTCGCCAGGCCTGGGCATCAGCAACTCAATGGCCAGCGCGATCCGGCCGGGCATCATGTTCCGCATTGCCTTTGCGCACGCCTCTTCCACCTCCGCCTTCCACGCACGGACCGGGTGGTCGCTCGGGATGTACGCCTGGGGGAACCTGCCGAACCCACGGCCGACACTGTGCCGCGGCTGCGGCACTGGTCGGCCCATCGCAAAAAAAACGGCATAGGTGGCAGGGAGGTTGATAACCAGGCGACTGGTGCCAGGTTCAGCAGTGGCGGCCACCTTCGGCTTCGCACGCTTGACCATGCGTCACCCTGCTTTCTGCGGCACGGACGCCTTGCACAGCTCATGCACCGCGTTGCGGACGATTTCCTCTACGTTCATGTCCATCCGGGATTCCCGTCGCGCCTGGGCACCGGCGTAGGTCACCAGGATCATGGATATCAGGCTGTTGGCCAGAGCAGCCGCCACCGGATCACGCGGCGACTGTAACGAGTTCAGTTCGCTCGCCAGAACGCCCGTCCACGGAATCCCGAATGACGCCAGGCACGGGGGCACGGCCCGCCGCTGCGTGTCGAGCGTCCATCCCGCCGGCACCACGGCGGTGATCGGCTTGTCGTCAACCGATTCCGGCACCACCTGCCGCGATATCCGAACCGCGGGAGTCATCCCAGTCTCGGTGACGTGGTCGCTGCACACCATCGTTCCGCGTCGGTGCGACTGCCACGCTGCCAGTTTTTCGCACCCAGGCCACATGCACGTTTGCGTCATCAGCTCCTCCTTGAACACACGCTGAACCGTTCCTGCTGGCTATCGTTTTTCCACGTCACGGCCGTCTTGTGCGGTTATTGCTCATCCTCCGTGCGGTGGAGGTATTTGGACGAACGCCTACAACACGTCCCGCGCGTCCCACTGGGCGGTCAGCCGTGCAATCTCCTGCCGCGCCACGCCGAGCGCGTGCCGCATCTCCGCCACGGTCATCGGCTCGCCTGTTATCAGGCGGCGAGCGGCATCGTCGGGCACCGCCTCGGCGGGCGTGATGCGGCGGCGGTATATGCCAGGCTCCCAGCACACCTGGCCAATCGAAAGCCTTACTCGCCTCCAGTTTCCGCACCAGAGATACTCGTCCTCCTCCTCATGCACTTCGCCAGGCCCATCGGGTTCAGTTGCGCG